CCGGGCGCCCGGACGCCGGAAAGTTATCCACAGGTTATTAACAGATTTTTTTATATTAGGGAGTTTGGGAGTTTGAAAGCACTTGACAAAAATCGAGATCCGTGAGCCGTCCTTCGTACAAACCGGGCACTTGGAACACGTTCTTTTCGCCGAGGTCCTTGGTTTTGCATCCGTGAAACAATTTGACCCCCTCTGCGAGAGGCAAGCTGACCAAGATATATGACTGTGAACCAGCTGTAGCATGACGCATATTCCATGCAATTTGAAACGGAGATAGTACCACTTTGTTACTACTATTTGCGACCTTTAATTCTAGTGTAAAGAATCCTGTCTGTTTGTGATAAACCAAACAATCTGGGAATCCTGGTGTAACGTAGCTTTCTAGTCTTGATGTAATGTAATCACCACCGTCTAAGTACTTCTTTAAACTCTTCCAAAAATTTGTTTCCGTTTTTACGGTCATACTTTTTACTGTTCTTGACTATCCTCTGTCGATACTTCGGTGATGTCCTTAGCTCCTTCGCCATTGGATTTTTCTTCGATCGATAGTTTTGTTCTCGCTCCGTTCTTTTCAAACTTACCTCCTAATCCTATATCACTTAAAGCTTTCAAAACTTCTTCTCTAGACATAGAGTCAATACTACCAGTTCTGATCTCTTTTCTATCGATGTACAATCCTGCAGCTTGCCCACGCAACCGCTCAGCATTAACGGCAGCAGAATAAGACTTCTCATTAAGAGCCTTTTCACGTAGTCTTGCCAACTCTTGTACATGTTTATCTAGTTTGACCTCGTGTGTTTTCTGTATTTCTGCTCTGCGTGCAAGTACAGCTTCTACTACTTTTGGAAACCTTTTTCCATTTAATAATTCTGATGCAGTCGTATTTGCTCTGTCCTCTGCATATCCAGCTTGTCTTGCGCATTCTGTTGGTGTCAATCGTCCTTCGTTCTCTGTGTATATTTGTACAAAGATACGTTGTTTATCTGTCAATCCATCATTTCTGATTGGATATCTTTTTGCCATATTTGTGGCACCACTTGTGGCATCACTAATTCTTTTATCTACCATGCTAAACCCCGCAGTATAGTTGAGTTTTTACTCATTTTATTTTCCAAAAAACAAAAAAGTGCCTTGCGTTGTCTAGAGTAGTGACACACTAGTGCCACAACATAAGTCATTGATTTATATAGCATAATCATCATTTGTGTCACTGTGGCACCTCTTTTGATCCCGGTAACAAAAAAATAATTTAAACACAGCAAATATATCACTATACATGACACATTACAAAATATAAATTGACCGATTTCTGCCATTTCCTTTTCCTATCCAACCACGTTGCATTAATTGATGTATAAATCCATGCACATGTGACTTAGATTTTGATCCAATAAGTTGTTTTAACTCTTCGTATGATGGTGCAATACCATTTTGATCTATGAAGTCTTTTATGACATCATATACTTTTTTCTGTTTTGGTGTTAATCCTTGTCTATCTTTTTTCTTCAAGGCCTTTGGCATCTGGGTTACTCCAATAATCTTTTCTTACTTCGTTTAACATTTCTGCTTCTCCCCACTCATCAATTGCCTCTTTTGTTATAGATGCTTCTAAAGTTTTTTGTATTTCTTTTTCTTCTTCTGTAAGCTCTATTCTGTGCGGTCCTTTTTTACGTACATATGTGTGTACCCTAGACCAGGTAATAGTGTATTTAGAAGCTTTTGGCCTTGTATATCCCCTCGTAGGATCTAGTGATGGAAAACTTGGATCTGGTTCTGTATCAAAATTATCTTGTATATATTGTAATACTTGTTCGTCATTTTCAAATTGTTTAACAACTTTCTCTATTATTTTTTTATCTAACCATAAATTAATTTCGTACGTCTGCATGCATTCCTTGTAAATACTCTATTTTTGTTACCCAACCTTTTGGTATGGCAATAGCGCCACCACCATGGTTATCGTCTTTGTCTGTACACCAGGATCGCATTATAACTATTTTTTCATCATTGTTAACTACCATCCAACCAGTTTCCTGGCATCTAGCTAATGGCGCTTCTATAATATTTATATTCATTAATGAACTTTATTCCATTTATCTGCAACATCAGAGTATTTGTTTTGCACTTCTTGTTCTGCATCAGTATCTATGTAATTTTTATTTGACCTAGCTCTTTCTCTTTCCTCAAAACCATCTAAAAATTTATGCATTATTTCTAACAACATTATTGTAGAAAAAACGCAGCCATGTACTTTTACAGCACTAATTTTATCTAATGTAACATCAACACTATCACCTCTGTCTTCACATTCGTGTAATATTTTGTTTATCTGCCTTGCAGCATCTATCATTTCTTTCATTATATTTCTCCTTATATTGGTGAGTTACCTATGCTGTATAAGCATACTAAACCCGTAGCTATAGATAACCAAATTGCATAGTACATCCACTTCATTAAAAACCTGGGTACTCGGGGCACGTATCTCCATCAAATGATTCATAATAACCTACAGCGTCATTTGCTGCACGCATCTCCTCCTCATTATCATCAAACATTGCGCCATAAAACGCGTCACGTGCGCGTTTTAACTCTTCACTTCTTGTAACTTCTTTTATCACTGGGCTCATAAACCTAACACAAAACTGTAAACATGAAAAGCCACATAAAACGCTAATGCAATTTTAAGTGGTATAAGTAAAACCATTAATAATTCCCACATCATAACCTCACTGCCATATATTCATAATCAAAATCTGCATGTTTCTTTTGTACCAATGTAACCAGGTTACCATCATATGAACCATATACATATCTTTTCAATGCGCTAACACGTCGCTCATCTAATGTAGGTGATAATCTAGATAACTGTGGTGCCATAATAAATCCACGGTAATATGTAATTCTATCACCACGTGTAGATTGATTAACCCAGTCTTGATATTTCTTTATACTTAACATAGCTCTTTGTGTAAGAGCTAGGCTGAAAGGCAAAAATGTTTAATTAAAAAACATGCCTAGCCCTTACATAAAAAGCTTAGTGAGTAGGGGGATTCTTTGACTACCCCCAACCTTTTCCCGACAAATCAAACCTTTAAAGCTTAACTAGTACTTCAGTACCACCCTTGGACCCTTCAGTCATTTGACCATATCTTTCCTCAAGTGTGCCTTACCACCTTGTTACGGTTGTTCAGCCATACTCAGCCAGTGTTGCAACACCGACATTTAACTAATTATACCACATCAATGTGAACAAAACAAGCACAATATTTCGCAGAAAACAGCCAATATTAAAAATAGTTGTCAAGTAAAATATTATCCTTGACACCATTACAAACCATTACACTTTTTTCTTGCACATTATTAACACATAATGTACACATAAAGTTCTCAACTTCATTTCATCTCGGTGGACCTCAGGCACATTCGTTGCAAGGGGTCCCCAATTAAGGAAACATGCTAAAGTACTGGAAAAAATTTTTAAAATGGTTACAATACGAACCACACAAACATTACATGAGAGGACATGGCATTTCTAGTAGCAAACCTACCACCAATAAAAGTTTTTATAAAAAAAGAATACTTATATGATCATCAAAAAGGTCATGGAGAATTTGTAGAAGGTGTTTGGATTACTACTAAGTCAATCCAAGGTAGAGCGCTTTACTTTGAAACGTATCTGCCGGAATATGGTGCTCTTTATGATAAGCTCCCTATTAGTGCTTTTGTTAATTCCCCTGATGTTAAAGATAATCTTTCACTAGAAGAATTAGAACTGTGGGATGCATTTAGTTACAATCTTACAGTGATAGAAAAACAATCACTTGCTGGTGTACGTTGTAAATATCTTGCGCCATCTAAAAAATGGTATCACGGAGAATATTTATTTACAATTGACAACTGTCACTCGG